TAAATATCTCTTTAGATTTAAACTTTAACGGAGCTAACTTAAAATTTGAAACGGGTGGCGTAGAAGCCATGCGTATCGAATCATCAGGTCAAATTTTAATTACCAATGAAACACCCTCAATCAAATTGGTAGACTCTGGAGATAATTCTGCTCAGTTTATACAAGCTTATGGTGGTTATTTAAGATATTACGCTGATGATAATAACATCCTATCAGGAAGTGAGCATTCTTGGTGGATTGATGGCGGCAGAAAAATGACTCTTGATAGCTCTGGGCGACTTGGAATTAACAGAACACCATCAATAACGAACTCTAAACTAGAGGTTGCCGGTGCAGATAATGTGCCATTAATTAATGTTGAAGCCAGTGGCTATACTGGTGGAATAGGTATAGGTCCTACGGGATTGCAATTATTTCATGGTTCAACGGCACACATGCAAATTAACAGCTCAGGCAATGTTGGAATTGGTACACCCCCTTCAGAAAGGCTGCATATATTAGGAGGAGGTAATGGTCCTGAGATAAGACTAGAAAATTCTTCAGGTTCTCATTATATAAGAGCATATGATGATAACTGGAACTTTTTAGCAAATTCTACAAATACAGCTATGACTATTAGAAATGATGGTCAAGTAGAATTTGGAGGTCCAGTAGGTATTGGTACGGGTGGTCCTGCTGCTCCTTTAGATGTAGTTTCTAATAGTTCTGCTATTGGTATAGACCTTAGAGGAAGAAGTTCAGATAACATTGGTCAGCTTTCTTTTGAAAGTTATGATAGTGGAACTACATACAGCCAAATACAAAGTCGTTCAACAGAATTATTGGTCAAAACAATAGCCAATATTCCAATGAGCTTTCATACCAACAACACAGAACGCATGAGAATTGACCCAGCAGGAGTAGTAATACAAAGATACTATGCTACTGATTATTACCACTTATTTAATTCTATTTTTTACGAGAAAAGAGGAGGACGTCACCAAGGAGTAGGTACATATAATCTTTTTACAAATGGCCAAACTACTACTCAATCATCTGGATATGTAAGAGTTACAGCAATTTATGCTACTCCTTCGGGTTCTGCTGTATGGCTATATAAAATATCAGGAAATAGAACAATTCATCTTATTTGGTCAAATACTGGTGGTTATTCCGGCTCGACTCCGTCCGTGACATGGAACTCTAGTACATTACAAGTATCTAATAGTAATAGTAGCGTATACTTTGCTGTTGAGGTAGAATTAATTAATATTGGAAATACCTGGTCTGTTTCTTGGGGCAATTTCCCTGGATTTATTTAAAAATTATGAATATACAATACACATACACAATTACTAAACTTTGGGCCTCTCCAGAGACTATAAATGGATTTGATAATGTTGTTTTAAATATCTTTTTTGATATTACAGCAACAGATACTGTGACTGGAAACACAGGAATCTTTAGTGGAGTAGAAAATATAGAACCCCCAGAAGAAGGCTCATCAAATTTTATAAATTACGATTCACTTAGTGAAGAACAAGTTATAGAATGGCTAATTACTTCTCTTGGAGAGTCTAGACTTGAGCCTATGAAAGAGCAGGCACGAAACGAAATTACCACTGAAACTGCTCTTCCGTGGGCATAATGGACTTAACATAAGATTAGAAAATCCTTAAATTGAAGTGTAAACTATTATAAATAGACTTATAATAGGAATTAATTATGGCTCAACCAAATAGTAGAACAACACTTGTCGATTATTGTTTAAGATCACTTGGAGCTCCAGTGATTGAAATTAATGTTGATGAAGATCAAATCGATGATAGAATAGACGAAGCTCTACAATTCTATCAAACATATCATAGTGATTCTATTGAGAAGTTTTATTTAAAACACGAAGTTACAAATTCATCTTTAACATTGACGGCAGCTGTTGCAAGCAATTTTATTGTCGGTGAAAAAATTACGGGTGGAACCTCTGGTGCAGAGGCTATTGTAAAAACAGTCTCAGGAAGTACAATCACATATAATCGACCAACCGATTTAAATAAACCTTTTGTAGCTGCAGAAACAATTACGGGCGATGGCTCAAGCTCAACAGCTGTAATATCAAGTATTACAAAAGGAGATATTGAAAACGGATATATTTCAATATCAAATTTAATTACTGATGTTGTAAGAGTTATGCCAATTCGAGATTCAGTAAGTTCAAGCGATATGTTTGATATTCGATATCAGATTCATTTAAATGATTTACATTCAGTTGGCTTTATGGGTAACTTAACAGAATATGTTATGAGTCAACAATATCTTTCTTTACTCGATTTAGTAATTGATTCAGATAATAAACATATTAACTTTGATAAGCATACAAATAAATTAGATATCTTTATGGATTGGGATGAAGAAGTACAAAAAGGAGATTACTTAGTAGTCGAATGCTATCGTATTATTGACCCAGATACTTACACTGATGTTTATAATGATTACTTCTTAAAAAGATATGCAACTGCACTTATTAAAAGACAATGGGGTACGAACTTAATTAAGTTTGAAGGTATGGTAATGCCAGGTGGAGTTACATTTAATGGTCGTCAAATTTTTGATGATGCGAACGAAGAGATAACAAAATTAGAAGAAGAAGCAAGATTGAATTGGGAACAACCAGTCGACTTCATGACAGGATAAAACATGCCGAGAAATGTATATTTTTCTCAGGCCGTAAAATCTGAACAGAACCTTTACGAAGACCTGATAATCGAATCACTAGGAATTTATGGACAAGATGTCTATTACATTCCACGCACTCTTGTCAATCGTGATAATGTATTAAACGAAGACCCAGCATCAACATTTGACGATGCATATCTCTTAGAAATGTATATTGAAAACACTGAAGGATTTGAAGGTGCGGGAGATTTATATTCTAAGTTTGGATTAGAAATTCGTGATGATGCAACATTTATCGTATCAAGAAGAAGATGGGAAACAAGAGTTGGTGTCTTTGATGATAATACAATAGATCCAAGACCACAAGAAGGCGATTTAATCTTCTTACCAATGACAAACTCATTCTTTGAAATTTCATATGTAGAAGATGATTCACCGTTTTATCAGCTCTCTAACTTACCTGTATACAGAATGCAATGCTCATTGTTTGAATATAATGATGAAGACTTTGATACAGGTATTACAGCTGTAGACGATGCAACAGCAAAAGTTGCATATCAACTTCCTATGGATATTACAATTACAGGTGGTAATCATTTTGAGGTAGGAGAAACAATTGAACAAGTTCTTGTAGCTGCCGTTGGTGATACTCCTGCAGTCAAAGTATTTGGTGAGGTTCAACAAAGAACTAAATCATCAGATATATTAAGTAAAATATTCGTATCAAATATTGGTGCCTCTGGTACTACCACAGCAAAAGACTTTACCGTTGGTGGTACAATAACAGGATTAACATCTGGATATACTGGTACTATTGCTACGATATATAGTGATTTAACAGATACCACAGGTCAAGCATGGGCAACAGATGAGGCTGCTCAAAATATTGATTTTGAATTAGATGCTGATGGATTTATTGACTTTAGTGAGTCAAATCCATTTGGTGATCCATCGGAGACATACTAATGTTTGGAGATCATTTCTATCACGCAACAATGCGTAAATCAGTGGCCGTATTTGGTACACTGTTTAATAATTTAAAAGTCATACGAAAAGCAACTGATGGAAGTGTTTTAAATCAAGTAAGAGTTCCATTGGCTTATGGGCCTAAACAAAAATTCTTAGCAAGGTTAGATCAAGAGACTGGTTTTGATGCTGGCATGGCTATTAAATTACCAAGAATGGCTTTTGAGATTACAGGTCTTTCTTTAGATACTACTCAAAAACTTAATAAGATGAATAAGATTGTTGAGACACATGCCTCCGATGTTGGTAAAAAGAAAACAATAAAGCATCATACATCATATGATATTGGTATGTCATTATATATTATGGTAAAGAATCAAGATGATGGACTACAAATTGTTGAACAAATATTACCATACTTTCAACCAGAATATAATGTTACAATTACTCCT